CGCTTACCATACCAGTTACTGAATTTTACATCGTCAATATCATAGAACTGATATGCTTTACCCAATTTGTACAAGTTAGCCACACCACGAATGACATGAGTTTGAACTTCACCTTGGAAGATTTTAATAGGAACGAGTGCGGAATTGTTGTACATTTTAACATCTTGAATTTCAAGATATTTCATATTTTCAACTGGGACAGAGTAAGTCAAGATTTTAGACCAAGAAGCACTCTGACCAGCATCAATATCTTCCTGTGTTAGAACATAGGAATAGTCAGTATTTAACATAAATTTGCGGTTATCAAAGGACAAATCTGTTTCTTCTTGTGAGAAATAGATAGTGGCACCTTTAATCAGACCAGCTGGTAAAGGACCTTTAATAACTACTTGAATTTCTGCTTCAGCAGGTGTAGGACGAATAGGATTATATCCAAGATTCTTACCGTGTTTAATAACACTACTATCCAATTTAGCAGTATCAATAAAGCCTTCTTCAGCAGTTCTCTGCATATAGAAGTTGGTCATATCAAATGTACCAGTAAGCATCTCCATAAACAGATAATAGATACTGGCTGAAGACATATTCTTGAAGCGCTCATCGTTTCTTAAACGAGCAGTAAAATCTTCAAGCATATCTTGATAAGTAACTCGTGTGTAATTATTCATTCTTTAAAATTCCTATTCCTTTATTCTAATATATTTATCTATTTAATCTTAGGCATAAAGTATTCAGCAGAGAATGACAAAGGAGCTTGTATAATATTACCACAATCACACTTTATATTGATGTATGGTTTAACACCAAAGTTCACATCTGCCATATAATTAGCAAAGTTTGAGAATGATGGAGCATCAAGAGTTTCAATATATCTGTAAGCAGACATAATACTCTGATTAACACCATTGAGAGTCTTAATATAATTTGCGATATTAATTAATTCTTCATCAATTGGAGTCATACTATATTTTTCTGGTTCACGCAAGACCATATTAGTTTCAACTTCATTTCCGATTGTTGGGAAGCCAATAGTAATTACATCACCATTCTTCATTGTATATTCATATTTAAAATCGTCTTGTAGCTGATTTACAACAAGGTCACTAAATTTCATACTGAAAATTCCATTGTGACCACATTCACTACAAGTATACTTTATATCAAATGGGTAATCATCATAGGTAATACTTCTTAAATAGAAAATTAACCAAATTTTATCACCGACAAGAATATCGTTAACTTGTATGCCTGAAACATTACGAGCCAAGATACCATTCATAACACCATCAACTGTATCAGTTGTTACTGTTGAAAGATTCTTAATATCAATGGTTGTAAGTTTCTTTACAGAAATATCACCTTTGTATAAAAGACCTTTACTAGGAAGCATACTTTTATTAAGAAGAATATCATTCTTCTTTTGCTGACGCATCAAAGCCTGTGCTATATCTGCAAGGTTACCACCTTGATTCATTATATTTTCGTCTTCAATTTTTCTAGACTGCATATTCACCTCACAATAATTTTATACTATATGTATGATACGAAAAACAGAGTGAATTAATCACTCTGTTTATCGGTTAAAGGTTATTGTTTTAAATTGGATTAGACTTCGCCAAGGTCAGCGGAAACTACACCAGTTGCATAATCGTCAAGCAAATATGCAGATGTAGCAGAGGCTTCAGGAAATCCTTCCCAACCAGATTGTGGAAGAACATCAAAAACTCTCTTGTTAATTCCCTTAGCATCCTTCAAATCAAAGAATGGGTCATCTTTACCAATTTCTCCAGTGACTGGATTGAAGTCACTCTTGAGTTCTGTGTAGATACCATCCTTGTAAGATTCTGGATTAAAGTACTTATCCACTGTCTGTGGGTAGTCATTTCCAATTTGGTACAAATCATTACCATTAGATGTAGGATTCTTCATTTTGTTTATCTCCAATTATTAAATTCGTTTGTTAAAAAAGGGTGGGTATAAAACCATTTCTATACCCACCCGAAAGTGGTTCTAATATGCTAGATTAGAATACGAAGTTATCGTCACCACCGGCCCAAATCTTCTGGGTTTCGAACTTGAGCAAGCGATAATAGTTGTCAGCACCAAGCATATTGTTAGCAAAGGCATAACGGCTCATAACACCAACTCTTGGAGAGAAGTCGTTAGGGTCAATAGCCTGATTTACAACACCTGTTACATATGGGCAGAATACTACACCACAGTCAGATACACCAGTTCCCTTGTAAGCAAGAAGAACTTCACCGTTGTCCTGACCAACACCGTTAGCAGCGTAGTTATCACGGTAAACCTTGATAGCGCCGTTAATAGTACCAATTTCTGGGGTAGCAGTAGAACCATTAACTTCAGAAGTTACCTTGTTGAAGAATGGAGCAGCCTGTTGAAGAACAGAAGCCATATCTGGAGATACAACAGCGATATTAGCAGCACTTCTACGAGTAGCAGTAGCAATATCGTTAGCGACCTTCATAATGAGACCAACAATACGAGAATATCTTTCCTGAGACCAACGACCGATCATACCAGCATCAACATCTTGCTGTTGTCCGGCACGGCAGAAGATTGGCTTACAGAGAGACTTACAACGAGCAATTGTTTCACGGTCAATTTCAGCAGTCATTTCGTACTGGAGAACATTAACCATTTCAGTCATCATTTCAACACCCTGCATACGCTTGATATCTTCAGCAGATTCAAGAGAGAAGCTAGCAGCTAGCTTACGGGTCTTAGCAACGATAGACTGACGAGAGAACATCAAACCAAGTTCTGGGATTTTACCACGGATACCGGTTGAGAAATCGTTATGAGTCTGAATTTCATCATAATCACCAGTAATCTTCCAGCTTTCAGCGGACTGAGTATCAACAGCGGTACCAGCATCTGGAGCACCAGAAGTGTTAGCGGTTGAACCAGAGAAGCCAGAATATTCTGGAACAGCCTTCCAAGCGGCTTCTACCAACTTGTTAGGATCGCCAGCATCCTTATAAACATAACGAAGGGCGAAAGCAAGACCAACAGGACCAGAAAGTGGCTGAACACCAACTAATACGTTAGCAAACAACTGTGGGAATACACGGCGAACGAGAGCCAAGGAAATTGGAGCGAAAACAGCCTTGGAGTCACCACCATGAGGGATACCCTGGTCAGCACCAAGTGGAGCGCCTACGCCCATTCCGAAATCTTCATTCAATGCGGTTCCAACATCTTGATAACGCTGGTTTTCCATGAGTTTTGCCATATTTTCACGGATATACTTATCCTGAATATTTGCAATAGAGAGAACTGCAGGGGCTTGTGTAGTCCAGCGTTCCATCAATGCCTTTTTAACTGTATTCATTTTATTATCTCCTATTAAATGAGTTTTTGGTATTATAATTTATTTATAATTTTTAACTTACAAGATTTGCGAAATCTGCGAAATCTGCAAGTATGGTTTGGTTACTAATCTTCATCCATATATCTAGCGGCTTTGTTCATAAAGCTATTAGATGTATCAGATGGTTTCTTGTATTTTTCAGTAATCATATCATCTCTTTCTAGTGCCTTTTCAGTTTTAACAGCACGGGAGACGGGACGAGTTCTGTTTTCGTAAAGAGCTTTACGATTGGTGCGGAACATTTCTGTTTGTTCAGAAATCATTTCTACATAATCGTCAATATCTTTTTTGGTTTCGGACAATGACTTGCTTTCAAAGAACTTTTGAACTCTTGCCTTCTGTTGTGGGTCAAGTCCATAGGTCTTTTCAGCAATGGTTGCCTTCTTATTTGAATCTTCAACAAGATCAATCAAGCGCATGTTTTCTGCTAATTGTTTCTTAAGAGACTTTTGAAGTTCAGCATTTTCTGCTTTAGCTTCGCGGAGCTTCTTTGAACCAGTGAGGTCCATAGGGACATACTGGTCTTCAAACAAGTGCTGAATGCCTTCAATGATTGGGGCATAGGTTTCAGTCATAGCAGTCTTTGTAATGAGCTTGTCATTAATCTTCTCGGAGATGTTATATTCAAGATACTTGTCTAAGCCGGTAATAACCTTTTCTTCAAGAGCTTGAAGTTCCTGACCATATTTTTCTGTGAATTTTTCATCAAAGTATTCGTAGATATATTGTTCAGCGGCTTCTTCCAACTTCTTGCACTGTGCGTTCAACTTTTCCTGTTCCTTCATAGCAATTTTGGCACAGCGTTCTTCGCAATATTTATTGGCAAGGTCTTCTAGTTCGGCTGTCTTTTTATCAACGGCTTCTTTGATTTTTTGTTTACAAAATTCATCAGCTTTTTTGGTTAAGGAATCAGTTTCTTCGGCTAACTTAGCTTTAAGTCTTTCTTCCACAGCTGATTCAAAGGATTCTTTAATTTCCTGTAAATCTTCTGCAGTAAGAACACCGGCAAGTTTTTCAAGAATTTTATCCATTGTGATTCCTCCAATTATTAATGAACATTTGTGATTAACACAATTTATTTATAATAAAAAATTCGTCAGATTTTTAAAATCTGGGCAATAATAAAACCGTGGCCTTTAACCACGGTTTATTTAAATCGTTTTTATCTTATTATTCACCTGTTGCAATCATTTCATAAGTTGAATATTGTAATGTAACTGCTCTCTGAATCTTTTCAGCACTTTCCTGACCAAGAGAAACAGTAGCAACATTCTTAGGCCAAACATAGTAGAACTTGTATTCAATAGGTAATTTACTCTTCAATGCAGAATCATAAAGTACAACACGAACAGTAGCACAATAGTCTTTCAAGAAGTTAGATGAAGCACCACCGGTAATACCAATAGCATCAATATCGTTCTGGAAAGCATGATTATAAAGTAAGTTTTGCCATCTGTGTAAAGCCTTAGAAATGTACATATCCTGGAACTCATCAAATTGTACTTCCAAGGTACCAGCCATAGTAGCTTTACCAGGATAAACTATTTTAGAGCCCATATATTCTGTTGAGAGTTCACCAAATTCCTTTTGAGGCAAGCTAGCAGTCTTGGCACGAAGCATAAAATCATCTGTACCAATTATTTTAGATAGTGCGGACCCACTTTCGTATTCAAAAATAACCTGAAATAGCCAATTTTTGGCTAAATCACTTTGGTTTTTAATGGAAGTAGTGAACACACTCATGTTATTAGATAATGACATTGTTATTCTCCTTTAAACTTATTTAACATCAACAGAACTGTCCTTAACCACAGCGACGTGCATTGGGCAAGTACCAATATCAGTATCTGGTGCGATTTGTGAAGGCTTTTCTAACTTGTGTGTATGACCATCACCCAAAGGTAAAACTTCCCAGTTTACGATTAAGTGAATGTGTGAAGCTACACAAGCTAAATCGGTTTCGTGGTCTGGATTATCTACAAGCACATCGCTGGTATAACCATAACCAGTAAGATTATCCCAGATAACATACTTGTGGTGGTGAGGACCCATCCACTGTGAACCCTTGAATACTTCAGTATCACCGGCTTCAGCAGTATTCTCATTCAATGGAGCAGTTTTCTGCATTTCGTTTTTCAAATAATCTTGTAAATTCATAATTGAAATCCTTTCTATATAAGTATTTATATAACTTCGTTTATATTAGAACCCCAAATCATCACCAGAATCTTCATCAGCTTCATCACCACCTTCTTCCTTAACGGCGTCAGCAGCAGCTAATAATGCAGCCTTTTCTTCTTCAATTAATTTGTCATTTCTAATTCTTTGTTCAGATGTAAATCCCAAAATATCTTCTAGGAAGAATTGACGAGAGAACAAAGGACCCATATCTTCAGAACCTGGCTTGACATTTGTAAGTGTTGGAAGGAATTGAGAATAAGCACCAACAACACCACCACGCTTTTCTACCATAGCCAAGTCACGCATACGTTCAAAGTCTGTTGCTGGAACAAGGTCAATGTTGTATATGTTTTTATCAAGGAACTTACTCTTATATCCACGAACTTGCAAATGAACGATAAAAATCTGATAGATAATATCAGCAAATTTTCTACGAAGACGCTTATTTAACTTTTGGAAACTAGCTTCTTCAAGAGTTAATGCTTCAATACCTTGTGTATATTGAGCTCCACCACCTTCAGCAGACTGCCATCTTCCAGATGGTATCATCATAGCATCTGCTACCTGTTCACGGAACATCTTAACATCATCTAACTGACCATTAAATTCGGTAGAACCTTTGAAACTTTCAATAGTAGAACCTTGACCATCAGCATCTTGTGCCAACCAGAAATCTTCTACGAAAGCCTGTACATTGTTATTACAGTTAATCATACCAGTAACTGGGTCAATAGTTAACTGTTTACGATATTTGGCACGAAGTTCCTGCATATATTCTGGAACACGATTTACAGGCATTTTACCAGTAAAGATTTTGAAAATTCTCTTTTCAGGTGCACGTGTAATACGATAAACAGTCAAAGCATCTTCAATAGCACGAAGTTGGTTAATTGGTCTAACAGCGGCTTCAAGGTGGCCTCTAACATCGTTTCTATTGTTACCCCAGAAACCATAATTAGAATAAGCTATTTGGTTCATTGTAAAGGTTTTAGCTTCACCTTGTTGATTATCTGGGTCAAGCATCTTGGTATCTTCAATAAAACCTTTTAACAAACCATCATCGTAAATACACATTGTACAGTATGGTGGTAGCTGTTTAATACCAGCAACAGCATTACCTTCACTGTTCAAACAAATTTCAAGGAACAATTCAGCATCAATGAGCCAAGTATAGTAATAATACCACATTTTATCTTTACCGATAACGCAGTTAATAATATAATTGAACTCATCTCTTAAAGTCATTAATTCAGTTTCAGTAAATTTACTTCTATAAGCTTTATCAATATCAAATGTTGCTACTTCGCCAGCTGCATTTTCACAACAAGCTTCATCAGCCATCATTGTAAGACATTTTCTTACAAATGGATAAAGAGCCAAATTACGATAGGAATTTATTCTTTGTCTTTTGGAAGAGAATACAGCATCAAATAAGATACCATTGGAGTCATAAGGGTCAATGGGGTCGGCATATCCTGTTCCATAACCAAATACAGCATTTCTCCAGTTTCGTGGGTCTTCACTCTTACCAAAAGAGTTCTGTGCAGCATCCATCTGACGCTGTTGAGAATGTTCCGGTTCAGGTAAAAGGAATTTGTCAGATAGTGGGTTCCAAAAACTAAAATTCATAATATCACCTCAATTAATTTGTTTTAAAATTTACGATTTTATCCAAGAGTCTTTCTGGTAGATACATTGTTAAATCTGCTATCAAGGATTTATCTTTCAAGTTCTTCATATCAGTATGTGCTGCAGTAAGAAATCCCCAATCTTTACAGAGTGTATCTGTTATATCGGCTATTTGTGCTTGGTTAAATTCTAATCTTGGTTGTGAAATAAAACCATCTTCATTAGCAGGTTTATTTCTATCGTCTCTTAAAGTTTCAATGTAACCGAATTTGTATAAAGTAACTAATTGTTTTAACCATTCACCATCTTCAGTAGCTTCTTGACACCAGTCCCAGCCAATATCAATTCCCTTTGTATAATCAGACCAAATAATTCCTTCAGGCCATTCTCTTAAGATACTTTCTTGAAGATAATCTTGAAAACCACCACAAAAACCTTCAAATTTTGGAGCTAGTAATTTATCTTTTGTTTTTGCTGCTAATTTCTTGTAGGAAGCATATAAACTCTTCTTTGGATTTTCACCATCACGGGAGACATTTATATCAGGTCTTTTCTTGTTGTATTTTGCCATACCCATATTTTTACGGGCAGTAAATGATTTTTCCTGTTTTCTCTTGATTAAATCCATTTTAGCTGCACGCTTGATTTTACCTTTTCTCTGACCAAGTTTACGATTTCTTCGTTCTGCAGCTGTAATACGAACTTCACGAGGTTTCCCGTTTTCGTCATACTCAACACGATATTTACCAGGTCTGGTGGTTTTCCATTTTTTGACCTTTTTATTGCCACGAACCACATATTTTACATACAGTGCTTCGTTCATCTGGTCTTCCATATACTCATTGAAATTCATACTATATTTATGATAATCAACTTAAAACGGCTCCCACAAGGGAGCCATTTATTGTTATTTTAAATTTGTTAGAATCTTGTAATCATTCTATTAAAATAGTATTCTTTTGAACTACTGCTATTAATCCAAGTATCCTCCGATTTTATAGCAAGTTGA